CTTTCAATAATCCCCAGATTATCGATCGATAATCTGCTGGCTGCGCCGTTGTTCGGCTTTGCCATACGCATCTGCTGCCGCCTGTCCTGCCGCCTCCTTAAACCCGCGTTGCTCAAGAGACGAGATGTACTCATACTGTGATGATGTCAGATAATGAAGCTGCTTATTGAGTTCCTCTGACGCCCTGGTCGGGGAATCATACAGTTTCTGAAAGTTTGCAATGGTTTTATCCACCGCCTCGCCCGTGGCGTTCTGCATGGCAACAGCCGCGCGGGCTACGGTTTCAACCTGTCCACCACGAAATGAACCGCTGCCCACCACCTGCGCCAGCACGCCTGCCGCATCGTGCTGCGTAACGCCGTTTCCGGCGAGCGATTTCACCATCTCATTAAGCTGCCCGGCAGTTTTCCCGGCGTAGCTCCCGGTCAGAATAAGCTGTTTATTGAACTCCTCACTTTCTTTCGTCCCTTCATAGTACGCCTTACCCAGCCCGTAAACTGCTGCCGCAATGCCACCAACAACACCCCCGATCATCATGCCCTTCGGTGACATCAGCGTTTCAATCCACCCGGCGCGGTTGGCCAGCGTGATACCGGAACCGCGAAGGGCACCAAAGTTACCCCGTGCAAGTTCACCAATCAGCACGCCAATTTCACGGCGCGCCTGCGCTGATTTCAGTCCCAGTGCATGAGTGGATTTTGTTGCGGTATCCAGTTTGCGGATATAGACATCGGCGGCGCTGCTGACCCCCAGCTCAGCCGCTTTCACCCGCAACAGCTCAGCGCGTGAAAGATTTTGCGCTGCTGCCTGCTCTTTCAGGCTGCGAATGAACTGTGCTTTTTTCTGCGTGGCCAGCGCCTCAGCATCAGCAAGTTCCCGGGTCTTCGCTGTGGTTTCAGACACCAGCGCCAGATAATCACCCTGTGAAATATCGCCACTTCCTTTTGCCTGACGCACCTGTGCCTGAATACGCTGCAGTTCCTGCAATCCACCACTTAGCTGTTTTACACTGTCAATCTGACGGTAAAATGCGGCGGCAGCGACATCCTGCGCCTGCGCAACCGCAGCGGCCTGAGTCTGCTCTTCGCGCATTTTCTGATTCAGGGCTTCAATATTGCGCTGCGTAAGATCCACGCGCTGAGCCACCTGCTCATACGCCTGCGAATTCAGTATCAGCGCCTGCTTCTGTCGGGTGGTCGCATTGAATACAGCACCGCTCCCGTCAATATATGCCCGGCCCTGTTTCTGCAGGAGTTCCAGAAGATTTTTTTGTCGCTGTGCTGATATCTCCGCTTTACCGGAAGCGTCCTCCAGTATTTTCTTTATACGCGGAACTTCGTCCTTAAACTTCTGCGAATCCAGCGAAAGATCAATTACCAGATTAGCTACCTGGTCCATAACGTACTCCCCCAAAAATGCCTTCGCCCGCAAACATCATGTCGTCATCATTTTTTTCAAATGCCGGTTCCGGGTCCGGCATCAGACTGAAATCCGTTGCGTCGTGCGGCGTTCCTGTTACCAGTCCGGCCACCAGCGATTTCAGGGTGGCGAACTCTGCGTCCAGATGCGCATCACTGAAGCTGTACTGCCGGAAATGTACCGACCACTCCCCCAGCTCTGTTGCGCTCATCTCTGACAGCATCCGGCGCCAGTCCCCCCTGCCAAACTCCCGCGCAAGCTGCATGGCAAAACGAATCTCAGCCTTCAGGGCTTTTCCGGCGAACCGGACTCCGCACCTTCCTTTTCGCTGTCAGAATCAGGAGGCGTCATTCCGCTCAGGGACAGCACCATATCGGCCCCTTTTCCCAGCGCCTCATACGACCAAAGGGCGGCGATATTATCGCTGGTTTTCCCTGTATCCCGCGTCTGATCGCCATTCTGTAATGAGCGGGATACCAGCCAGGCATTAATATCAATCCCCATTCGCAAAAACGTGACCCTGCGCACTTCTTCTGTTGCCTCTTCTGTCTCCCGATCATATTGCGCGGTGCGTTGCTGTATGTATTCCAGATACTCGATGCGTTGCAGTCCGGAAAGTTCGTACAACTCTACTGATGCATCACCATAAGTGAGCGTGTCTTTCTTCAAAAACATGATGTATTCCTGTTGAAGATGCCCCGACAGACGGGGCGAAGAAAGGGATTACGCCTGCACGGCGGCCTGAACGGTGATATCCGCAATGGCGGTAAAGTTACCGTCTGACGTCATGCCAATGATTTTTACAGCTCCGGCTTTAACACCTTTCACCGTTGCAACGTTATCAGCCTGAGTCACCGTGGCAATCGTCGGATCTGAGGTGGCGATGCGCAGGGATTTATCTGTCGCGTTATCCGGTTTCACGGTATATGTCAGATCAACTGTCGCACCGGTGCTCACATTCGTTGTCTGCGGTGCCACAACCAGACCGGACACCGCTACCGGAGGTGCAGTGCCCTCCTCCGCCATATGTGGACGTCCGACGCCTGTAATTTTCACCGTGCGGGTGATCGCCTCTTTGGACTGAACGGTCTTACCCAGTGAACTAATCCAGCCCTTAAAGACATCCACGGTTCCGTTCGGGTATTTAATGCGCCAGGCCTCCACATCACCGCTGTCAAACAGATCAATCAGTTTTTTCTGCCCGGACTCTCCCGGCTTCCACGCCAGCGTGATACTGGTGTCCCCGGCGCTTTTTTGCCCCTGAGCGGTGGTTTTCCAGTCGGCATCTTCATCATCCAGGTAGTTATCATCTTCGGCGTCAGCGGTCATCTCACCGGGTTGCAGATCTTTGACCTTTGCCAGTCGCAGCCAGTCGTTATCGTTCAGCGGGTTCGCATATGCATCTCCGTTGCCGGTATACAACCATAACGTTGTACCGGCACCTTTCACTTTTTTCAGCGGGTCAGGTGCTGTCATCATTCATTCTCCTTACATGGTGTAGGTGATTTGATACGTTATTTCCGTCATGGCCCAAAGAGCCATGTCACCATCACGCTGCCAGTCATATCCGGTCGGCGTCATGGTATCGATAAGAGAAGCCAGTTGTGGGACATCGCTGAGGGCCGGATAGATTTTCCCCTCCATCCAGTCATCCAGCTCACGATCAGGGCTTTCCGCTTTCAGGAACGCCGCAACGTGCAGATGCGCTTTCCAGTTATCTTCATCAAGCTCTTCTCCCGTGTACTGCGCGTCCGTCAGCCAGACCACCAGGGCGGGTAAATCTTCCGGCGCGATAACGGCGGGCAGACCATCAAACAGCGTGACGCCTTCACCTGATGTTTCGGACAGGCGGTCAAGAATGGCGTTACGAATGGCGGTATGTTTGTTCATCAAGTTTTCCTGGTCAGGTACAGCCGGAGTTGCTGTTTCAGCGATGAGGCGAGTTCTTTGGGAAACTCTTCCGCAATGATGCGGTTTTTAGCCTCTTCAAAATTTTGTGTCAGTGCCGCCGCCAGCGGGATTTTTACCACGTCAATGGGATAGCGCTTCTTACCCTCGATGCGCTTCATCACATGCCAGCGTCCGTTTGCCAGTTGCTGAATAAAAGCATCACGGAACAGGTACGGCCCAATCTTCAGCACGCTGCCCCCGCGCAGCAACTGCCCTTTGCGGCGCGTCAGCCTGACCTGTGCGGTGCCGAGTTTAATGGCGGGCAGATTGCCACGGTTGATACGGATGCGGGCATACTGTTTTCCCACATCAAAGCGGGGAGAGGCTTTCCATAATCTGACGCGCTGTTTAACCAGCCGGAAAGGGATTCCCTGTCTGTGGTTATCACCGGCGACCGTTTCTTTTGCAACTTTATGCGTGGCAAAAGAGATGGCCTTCTGCGCCAGCCGGTTTATCGTCATCGCGGACGCTTTGGGGATCATCTGCCTGTCAATGCTGCTCAGATTCTGAACCGCATTTTCCAGGCCTTTAAGTGACATACGTCCTCCTTATAGTTCACCGTCGTCGGGTATCTGTCGGTGGACCTCCCGTTCCCAGCCAGATAACCCGGCTTCCGCTGCTCTCCTCCGGCCCCATCCTGTCCACCCAGTAATTCTGTCCACCAATCTCCAGGGTGTCAGCCCGCTTAAGTTGCCGCACGGCTGACGATTTCACGAAAATTGACGGGCTTACTCCTTCAATTCTGACGCCGCCGGCAGCATATGAAACACTTTCAGGGTCATCAAAAACCCCGGTCAGTGAGGCGCCCGCCAGTACGCCTGACGTGATGGTCGCTACGGTTCCCATCACACCCAGAATGGCATCATCTGCACGGGACATGCCAGTATCAAAAAGATTGTCTGTCTGCGACATAGCGCTCCCCTCATAACGCAACAATCAGTCCGTCGCCCGCGAGTTCATCAACATATCTCGCAGGAATACGCGCCGGCTCCCCTGCAGGAACGGTCTCCAGAACCCGATCGCTGTCTGCTGCCAGCGCGTGAATATGAAGCGTGCGGACCGCCCTGATAAGGACAAATCCCGAAGAATGGAGGCTGCTTTTTGCAGATTCCGGCTCGTCCTGTGGGTCACTGGCCGTCGTTTCAGCATTTTCCCCGGCTTGCATTCCGCTCGCCTCTTCCTCCCACTCAGCGACACGCTGGCTGATTTCGGCAGCGCT